GATGATGACGTCAAAGAGGAAATAGCAGAAGGTTGGTATCCATTAAAGTCTGACTGATAAATAGTCCTATGAGCAGGACTATCAAAGAAGCATGGACTGACTACGAAAGGTACTACGCAAAGGGATTTGCAGTGGTTGCCAAGAAAGATCTTCCTGTCTACAAGCAACTGACAGGTAGTTTTGTCGTTGCTACAATTAAAAAAGGAACACAGGTTACTACTAAACCTGTTACAGGTGGGTACCAATCAAGAGTAGAAGTAAAAGAAGGTTGGGTTAATATAACTGCACTAGGAAAACCTGGGAAGAATAAGGTAAAGATGCCTTCGTTGAAACCACAGGATTTTGACATCAAGTTCAACGAGAAACAAGACTTTAAGAAATATTATAAAGATGTAATAGGTGCCATCATGAAGAGAGATGGATTACCAAAACCATTAGAAGAATATCTGGTACAGTTAATTAAGTTCTGCTATGAACATAAGGATAAACCAGAGTTGATGGAAGCATTTAATACATTAAAAGAGACAGAGTACATAGATGCTGTTAGTAATATTGCAAATGATTTCTCTGAGATCATGGCACCACTGTGTGTACTTGAACGTGGTGCAGAAAGACTAAACAAACTAGGGTATAGAGGTCTTAATAAGAACAACGCACAAATTTACATACCATACCAAGGTAACTATCCATTACTTGACTTCATGATATATGATGACAAAGACGTGGAGTATAAGTTCTCTGTTAAGAGGGCGGGTAAGACAACTAACACAGTCAAACCACAGGATATTATAGATCTTCTAAATGCTAGGAGTAATACCAAGTTTGTTAAAGAATATAAGACAACAATTCCTTATCAAATATTAAAAGACTTAGCAGAAGGATCAGCATCATTAGGACCTTTCAAGGCATTTAAAACACTTGTAAAAGGATATCCTGATAGAACAGTTTCTACTTCGATCTTACAGATAATAGATAAGATGATACCAGACGGTAAGGTGCCAGATGTAGAACTGTACCAAGAGCAGTGGACAGAGATCATGGGTATATACTATAATATGGGTATAGAATACTGGGGCAATGCTCCACACAGCAGTGGCAACGTTGGTATCGCAAGTCTAACCTGTCAGATGGCACTAGAAAAGGTTACGAAGAATCAAAAGTTGTTTAATTACAGAGACATCGTAGAGAAATTTGTTATGCAAGAGATTTGTTTCTACAAATTTGATATTAAGAAAGGTATGCCTGAGTTTTATTTGGAGAATCATCTATATAATAGAATAAAACAGAGTGATACTTTTTATCTTAGAGTTAAATCATCTATCGGTAGACCATACAGAGATAAAGTCGGAGTACAAGCATGAGTAAGAACACACACCTTGAACATTTGGAAGATGATATATTCAATGATGGATATGCTGGTGCACTCAATGGCATCAACTTCTTAAACTCACTTGTAGATATGTTGACCACTGGTAAAGGTGGAAGCAACACAAAGGTTACAGTCAAATGGGATGGTGCTCCTGCTATTATATGTGGCACAGATCCTGAGTCAGGTGTGTTCTTTGTAGGAACTAAGTCTGTATTTAATAAGAACAATCCAAAGATATGTTATTGTCATGAAGACATTGATGCTTTTTATGATGGTGAACTAGCAGATAAGTTAAAGAAATCATACGACCATCTATCACAGTTAGATATCAAGGGTGTGATACAAGGTGACCTCCTCTATACAGAGACACCTCCTGTTGTTACCATGGGTGGTAAGGTATGCTATAAGTTTAAACCTAACACTATCACATACTGTGTAGAGAAGAATACAGAAATGGGAAAGAAGGTAGGACAATCTGACATAGGTATAGTATTTCACACAAGATATAGTGGCGACAGTATCAGCACTATGACAGCAGGATTTGGTGTAGATGTATCAGGTATGCAGAACAACAAACTTGTAGCAGTGTTTTCGTCTGCATTCTCTAATGTAAATGGAGTTGCAAACTTAACACCAACAGAACTATCAAGTGTAAAGAATGATATCAGAATGGCAAAGACTAATTTACTACGCTCTAAGACATTCTTAAATGCAATAGGTGGTGGTACAAAACCATTTAGTTATGCTGCTATGTTCAAGAAGTATATAAACATCTTAGTCAGACAGAATAGTATTCCCGACAGTGCAGAGAAGATGGCAAAGGGTTACATATACTATGTTGAGAAAGAATTTGGTAAAGAAATTGATAAGAAAAAGAGTGAAAAAGGAAAAGAAACATGGAGAAAACAGAAGCAAGAGAACCTAACATTCCTAAATAGTAACAAGAGTGTCATTTTCTCTGCCCTTACTGGATTCAAACTGTTGATGAAGGCAAAGGTTAAGATTATAAATAAATTGAAGAAGATAGAAGGTGTCGGCACGTTCCTTGAAGACGAGGATGGATACCGAGTTACAAGTCCAGAAGGATTTGTTGCTATCAAAGATGGTTCAGCAGTCAAATTAGTTGACAGACTTGAATTCTCTCGTGCAAACTTTACTGTGGCAAAGAATTGGTCTAAATGAGATTTCGTCAGTTCATCATAGAGGCAGAAACGCCTAAGAAGAAACCTACATCCTCTGCTAAAAAGCAAGAGGTGCAGGATAAGCACGTCGCATTTACCTTTGGACGATTCAATCCTCCTCATGCAGGACATGGTAAGATGATGGACGCAGTGAAATCATATGGTGGAGACTCAGGTAATTACAGGATCTATCCTAGTAGAACGCAAGACAATAAGAAGAACCCACTGTCAGCAGACCAGAAGATAAAGCACATGCGTGCGATGTTTAAAGACCACAAAGACAAGATTCAGAACAGCGAAGCACATAGAAATATATTTGACATCATGAAAGACCTTAACGATGAAGGTCATGAGCATGTAACCATGGTAGTTGGTGACGATAGAGTCAAAGAGTTTGATAAACTTACCAAGAAATACAATGGAGTGCACTATGACTTCAAGAGTATTAATGTTAAGTCTGCTGGTAAGCGTGATCCTAAGTCTGAGGATCCTTTGGAGAGACTTAGTGCAAGTGCTTTGCGTAAGCATGCTACAAAGGGAGACCACGAAGCATTCCATGCAGGCACTGGTGGGTATAAGAACAGTAAGCAGATGATGGCAGACGTTGCAGCAGGGATGACACCAAAAGAAAAGGCAGCAAAGGCAGCGAAGAAAGCAAAGGCGAAGTTAAGTACAGCAACAGGTACAAAGGAAAAGACAGTCAAGGAAACATGGGAGTTTTCTCCTAAGTTAGCACTAGAAGATTTGAGAGAACACTATATTCAAGGTGAAATATTTGATACTGGTACACTTATAGAGCATGACAACACAGGTATTAGAGGTCACATAGTACACAGAGGAACTAACCATGTCATATTCAAGGACGAGCATGGTGATGAGTTCAAAGCATGGTTGGGAGATATTACAGAGATAGCAATGAAGAACCCTAAAAAGGATAAGGGTGTACCACTAGGACGTAAGAGTAATCCATATGGTAAGCGTGCAGTATTGAAGATGCTTATCAAGTCAGTAGCAGAAAGAGAAAGATCCAAAGCAGGAGTAACAAAGGAAAGTGCAAACGTCAACAGGAATGATCAGAGTAATTACAGTGCGGATGATGGGTCAGGTAACGATTGGAAGATAGGAACAGATAAATATAGACAGGCAGTACAGGCGATGACTCCTGGGCAAGCGACCAAGAAATTTGCTGAGTTCAGAAAGTCTGTCAAATCTAAATAGTAATACCACTTTATCAAACCATGTTAGATATTAAGATAGGATCTGTGTTACTAGGGTACAGTTTGCAAGAGCAAACCCAAATCCTAGACTGCGTTTACGGAGGAGAAGATCCAAAGACCAAGCGTATAGAGGACGCAGGCAGAGCAATCGTTGACATCATTATGAATCACGAGGAGATTGTCGAGGGTTATGCAGGATTCCCAGTTGAAAAGAAACTAATCGACAAGAACAAGATCAAGTTCGACAAGGATCGTAACATTGGTAGAGTGATATCACAGGGCGGAGAGTCATTTGTTATAACAGGTATGAAGAATGACGGACGCTATCAAATCATGGGTAAGAAGGGAGAAAAGACTGCTAAGGAACCCAGAGACCTAGGATTAAATTTACAGAGACCAGGTGGTGTGACAGAAGGCATAGATATAGATGCACTACACAACGAAATGGTCGAGAGTTTGAAGCAGGCACGCAAGAATGTCGGTGCAGGCAAATGTTGGGATGGGTACAAAGCAAAGGGCACCAAGACAAAAGGTGGCAAGCAAGTACCAAATTGTGTTAAGGAAGACGAACAACCCCTAGACGAAAAGAAAGGTTTGTGGGATAATATCCATGCTAAGAGAAAGCGTGGTGAAAAACCAGCAAAACCTGGGGACAAAGACTATCCTAAAACACTCAACGTCGAAAGATACTCTTGGCGCAATGAACTAGGAATCGAATCATGAAACCAGACCAAGACAAGCGAGTCACTACCACTGTAAAGAAGAACGGTGTGACTATTAATCCCAAAAAGGAGGACCTCATGCAGGAAAAGAATTTAGACGAGAAGAAATTAGATCCAGTAGGTAAAGAAGACAAGGACATCGACAATGACGGTGACCATGATAAGTCTGATAAGTACCTATTGAATAGACGTAAAGTCAGATCTAAAATCATTAAGATGAAAGAGTCTACGCTCGAAGAACTTCGTAAGAAACGCACTGCTCCAAAGGCAGAGGGTGCAGTTGACAACACACCCGAAGAAGGACACGAAGTTGAAGAAGAGACTGTCAAGGAGTATGCTTCTGTTGACACTTCTGCTAAAAAGAATGCTATCAAGGACAGAATGAAGACTAAGATGATGCAGATGACTGCTGACCATGATAGAAAGAAAGCAGGGATGAATGTTAAATGAACGTGCCCTAAGTTGGTACACTGATACCAAGGCAAGAGAAAGAGACGAAAAACAAAACAAGGACGCTCGTATAAAAGGTGCTATTATGAAGCACGGTAAGAAGCGTTACAAGGATTTTGTTGACTCTGAGGGTAAAAAGAAAAAGACAGAGGTTGTCAAAGACAAGAGAGGGATACGAGCACTGCATAAAGGTAAGTGGGGTTACATGAAGAACCGAAAGTTTACCGCAGATAAGTAGTATATATAGAGTAGATCTACAATAATTAATTATGTTCGGATTTCTACTACCTATTGCCTCAAAGATCATCTCTGACGCAGTAGATAAAATACCAGATGATGCTGAACTCGGTGAGAAACTCATCGACATCTGCCTAGTTATACTAGGAAAGGCAGTAAAACTAACTAAGACGGATGCTGACGATAAGTTACTGGCGACGGTAGCAGAAGCGATCAAGAACCGCGAATAAGATAATCAGGGAGGGCAACCTCCCTTTTTTTATAAATAAAATATAGGAAACACATTGTACTTGGAGTAAAGAATGGCGATCTATGGTAAGATTGACGCTGCTGCATTCACACAATCAATAGGAGTCACCAATGGAGACGCTACTGTATCTAAGAATGCTGCTGATAGCGTTGTCCCAGGTGACGTACTAGAAATTAGTAGCGTTGCATATATTGTAAAGCAAGTCACTAGCACAACTGCTATTGAACTTCACAAGAATTACGCAGGATCAACAGCGACTGTTGCTGCTGCAAACGTAATCAAGAGAACACCACCAAAGGCGGTTGCAGAGTATGTAATCAAGGGTGGAGATAGTATCTCTAATTACCAGTTAGTATTTGTAGATACCACAGAAGACGGTATTGCATCTAACAAAACAAGAGGAATTGACGGACCTGGATGGTGGTTGTATAGAACATACCAGACACATAATGGTACCGAGCGTCATAAGGCAGAGAAACTTGCATCACTTAGAGTGGCAGCAGGAACATCAGGTGACGCAGCAGACGAGACAGTAGTAGCAGACGTACTTGAAACTATCACAGTTGGTACACAACCCGCTAACTCTACTTCATCTAGTGGTGCTGGAACATTCGTTGCTGCATTCACAGTTGATCAGTCTGGTACTAAGGTATACAAATGGCAGAGACAGACAGCAAGTGCTACTACTCGTTGGGTAGATATAAGTGCTTCACTTGATACTGGTATTACCTATGCTAACTTCACTACTGCAACTCTTGCATACAGTGGACTAGCAGGAACAACACTTAACGGATACAAGTATCGTTGTGTGTTAAATACAAGCAAAGGTGCTGAGACAAAGTACACTGACGGTGCTGCTACTCTAACCTTCGGTTCTTAATCTAAAAGTTTTATGTTATGAGATTTGATGAATTAAATGAGAAGAATCATTTAATGTTTGCAATCAAGTATTACGAAAACCCACACTCAGTTACAATAGACGACTTCATGGAAGACATGAAGAAGTTTAAGTATCTGAAACGATTACTTAAAAGGTACATCAAGACAGGTGTGCTTCGTACGAACTTGATCCTCAATCATTTGATAGTGTTGTTCAATGTGTTTGGAGAAGGAACGTTACCACTACTCATGTATAAGTTAGAACGTGAGTATTGGTCTGTTCTTAAAACATTTGTTATCTACCTCAATCGTTATAAAGAAGGTGATGGTGGTAGCATTGACAGCGTTGCTATTGATGATGATGTTAAGAAAGAGTTAGACTCACTATGATTAATGAAGATGCCCCAACAATGAGTGCTGGCACAGGTGGATTCTCAGGATCCTCTGCTGCTAATGGACCTGTTGCAGGGTTTGATTCTATGATGGGAGTTGGTAAACTCACTAAGAAGAAACCTAAGCGTAGAAAGTACGTTAAGGAAGAGGTCTCTAACGCAAGTGTAGACCTAGAACAAAAGACTGCCATGGCATTGCCCTTCCGTGTTTCCTATAAGGACGAAGCGATGGACTTTATATTATATGGAAAGTCTGAGCAAGCAATCAGACTAGAACTAAGAAAGATATTTCGTCCAGAGAAAGCAAAGTATTTCTCAGTCAAGAGGTTATATCCTAATCAAGTGATCAAATTCTACTGGGACAAAAGACAAGCGTCTCTGAAATAATGTCAGATATAAACAGTGCTAT